TCCATTAGTTACCAAAGGATGATTAAGATAAATATAATAAATACCATGTTGACTAGCATTAAGCAAGCCTGAGTTGGTAACAGGCAATTGATCCAAAGGTGATATAAAAGGCATATCAATTGTCTGAACCTGTCCACCAGCTGAGAACTCTATAGTTTCCGTGGGCAAATTAGCTATCTCATTATAATCTGGAACAGCAAAAGAAGAAGCCAATGCCAAGGATCTCACTGAATAATCTCTAGCAACTAAAAGTTTACAAAAATGAAAATTAGACATACAAGATTGTATATGAATTTTAATTGAACCCTTCCAATACTTTGCCATTGTTGCAAGAGTTTGTTGTAAATTAGTAAAATAATAACTTTGGATAGAATCTCCATTAAAATTAGTATATGTTATATCAAAAAATTGCTGCTGAGGCGTTATGGGGCGTGACCAAACAGTGGTGCCCTCTAACATATTAGTATCCACAGAAAATGTTCCTAAAAATTGTGGTTTTCTCAAAATCTCCCTAATACTCATCTCATCTCTGTATGTATCAAAAATAGGCTGAGTTGTTATCCTATCAAATCCATAAAATGGATCTAACTTTTCATACTGAGTCTCTTTATCAACCACATTTGGCAACTGCCTAGTTGTTACTTGGCACTTAGAACTTAACTGAGGAACATTAGGATTATGTAAACCAGTATAAGATTTAACTAAGGATCTAGCAGTATCAAAGAAATCACCCGAAACTTGCTTAGCGGTATTAAAAGTTTTATCTAAGGTTTTTGTACCAAACATTTTCGCTGATTCTAATAAACCCTGAGCCTGGTACAAAGTATCTACATGAGGAGCATAAAACTCTATATATTTAAAAACAACATGATATGTAATAGTTAAAGTAGTGGAACCATTGGTAGGTGCAACTAAAGGATTAACCACGTAAAAAACTATTTCGGCATAATCTCTCAAAAAAGAGTTTGGATCAACCGTAGTTTCATCATTGTCACACTTAGCCAATTTGGAATTAACGTAAAAAGGAATTTCTAGTGTAGTAGGTGTACTCTCATTGGCAGATAAGAAAACATGAGGAGCAGCCATGAGAGTATTTTGCATGTTTGGACCTGCACCGGAAGCTAAAGGTGTTGTATTAGAAGCATAACCTGTGGGAACACAAGAAGCCATAATAGTTCCCTGATGCATAGGAGTACCAGAAACTTGCAAAATAAGACTAGCTTTAGTCCTATACAATGTAGATGCATTAAATGGAACTGAAGCTAATGGATTAGCTAATAAAATATCTGGAAATTTTAAGGTAGTAAGATAAGTATTAACAGGATTAGTATTAGTCCACTTAACACTACCTACCCTAAAAGGTTTATTCAAAATACGAGTATAATCCATTAACATACTAGAAGGAGCACATGACTGCTCTGGAAAAGTCTCATACATAGTATCAGGCTCAACATTATTACGTAAACGAATTCCAGACAAAAAATTCTCAGAAATAACTTCCACATTACTTACAGTAGGTTGAAAATTATTAACTATCTGAGTGTTAGACATATTCTCTAACATTGAAGATTCAACAGTATTTATAGTGGTGTCGTCCACTGTTTCAAAATTATTGGAAAAATTTGCGGTAGCATTAATTTACATCCAGAAAGTTACTACCATAACTAACAATAATGGATGGTTTCTGTTAAAAAATTAGAAAAATTCCGTCGCTATTATTTTAGAAATTACTAAGAAAATAATATTTTAAAAACGCGTATATATATAAA